TTCAAGGTAAAGGAGACAGCGAATGAGTGAGGCGTTGACAACATCGAGCCCGGAGTATCCGGAGTATATCGTCGCCTTCCGCGAGGCCCTTAACGATGCGCGTGACGGACTGGTGAAGGCGGCCGAGATCTACGTCCGGGCGATCGATGAAGCCCCGGAGCGGGCGGGAGAGTTCCGGGCGGCGCTGCCGTACATTCCCGAAGGGACGTGGTCACAGTTTGAGAAAATCGGGCGGCGGCAGGTGGACGTCCGCCTGTTACTGGGCGATGGCGGCCCGCACCGGTCCCGGATCATGCGTTTGCCGTATGCGACACAACTACGCCTGTTGGGCGGTGAGCCCGTGGAACTGCTGATCGGCGGCGACGACGTCCTCAAAGCGGACTCGCGATCGCTGACATCGGAACAGGCCGCTCAGGTATTCGCCGACGACCACGTGCGGTCGGTGCCCGAACAAAAGACGTGGCTGGTAGACCAGGAAAAGCGGGCAAGGCTGACCAAGGGCAATCCGGAAGAGAACATGCCCTACGTGATCCATGGCAACAAAGTCACATTCAAGCGGAACCTCACGATGACGGTACGGGAAGTCAAGGACCTGCTCCAGGCGATGGCCAGCTAATGAGGTCGCTACGGCAAAAGCAATTACTCGATCAGGAGAAACAGTACTGGCGGCAGTGGCGTCGGGCGCAGCGGAAAGAGGCGGCCTCGCTGCTGCAACTGCTGCATCTGCGCAACCAGATCAGTGCGAGCGGCCCAGTGATTAAAGATAAGCCGGAGTCGCTCGAAGCTCTTTGATAAACCATATTTACGCTTCCGCAAAGCGTAGCGCGAGCAAGGATGGATCCCCTGGCGGGCCGAGCCACTCGCGGAACGCGGTCGAAAGTGAGAGGATCACAGCATTTACGTGCACCGCCCTCTCAGTACTCGTCGGAAGCTGAGAGTGCTGCGGGCCGATCTGCCTTTGAGACGCCCCGCGTCCATTCATTCTCTCAGTACTCGTCGGAAGCTGAGAGTGCTGCGGGAGGGAACTGGCGGACCATATCGACGCGGCCGGTCTGACCGCTCTCAGTACTCATCGGAAGCTGAGAGTGCTGCGGGGGCGACAGATACGGGATCGATGGCCAGGATACGAGCTCCTCTCAGTACTCATCGGAAGCTGAGAGTGCTGCGGGACGGTCTGCCTTGGAAACGCCGCGCGTCGAGTCGTTCCTCTCAGTACTCATCGGAAGCTGAGAGTGCTGCGGGACGTAACGGTCACTTAGGCATTGGGGGCAGCCCGGACTCTCAGTACTCATCGGAAGCTGAGAGTGCTGCGGGATCCTACCGCATGGCTTCGGCTTTGAGCAGGTTCAAACTCTCAGTACTCATCGGAAGCTGAGGGTGCTGCGGGTTGGATGGTCCTGGCGGCGTGACGTGGAGCTCCCTTCTCTCAGTACTCATCGGAAGCTGAGAGTGCTGCGGGTCGCCCGTGAGACGATTCGTGATCGTCGCGTAGGGCGCCTCTCAGTCGTAGTTGAAAATCGTAAATCGGAAATTGGAAATAGGAGATTCCAACGATGGGACAGATCATGGCACAGGCGGAGTTGATCGGGTTGCGGCGGGGGGCGCGGCCGGGCGGTCGGAAATGGGTGCTGACAAACGGCTGTTTCGACGGTCTGCACGGCGGTCACGTCGATACGATCCAGTTCGCCGCGAGTCAGGGTGACGTGTTGGTGGTGGCGGTCGATACCGACGAGGCGGTGCGGGCGCTCAAGGGTCCGCATCGGCCGATCCAGGGCTGCAAAGAGCGGATGGAGATCGTCGCGGCGCTGGCCGGCGTCGATTACGTCACGAGCTTCGGCACGGCGGCCGAGCCGAGCGTCGAGCCGCTGGTGGCGGCCCTGGCGCCGGAGGTTTTGGCCAAGGGCGGCGACTACCGGCTCGACGAGGTCGTGGGCGGTGCGATCGTGACCCACGCCGGCGGCCGGGTGGTCCTGGCGCCGGTGCGGGAGGGGGTCTCGTCGACGAAACTGCATCAGAAAAGGCGCGAAGGGTTGGAAGGGCGTGAAGGGTGTGAAGGGTCCGAAGGGTGTGCATGCCCAATCTCCACTCCCCGATCTGCAATCGACTGGGTGCTGGTAGATTTGGACGGTGTGCTGGTGGATTTCGTCGGGTCGATGGCGCGGGTGCTGGGGCGGCGGTGGGACCCGGCGGCCTGCCGGGGCGAATATGACCCGGGCAAACTGTTCGGCTGCGATACGGATCTGTTCAGCGTCTTCGGCGCCGATTTCTGGGAGACGGCCGACTGGATGCCCGACGGCAAGCGGATATGGGACGTGGTGCGCGCGGCGGTGCAGGATGGCCGCAAGATCCTGATTTGTTCGTCCCCGACGCATGAGACGGGCAGCGTGACCGGGAAACTCCGCTGGATCGAGCGGGAGCTCGGCGGCGCCTGGACCCGGCAGTACGTTTTTACGCCGCGCAAAGAGGCGCTGGCCCGGCCGGGCGTACTGCTGATCGACGATTGCGACGCGGTGGTGCAGGCCTTCGAGGCCGCCGGCGGCTCGGCCCTGCTGGTGCCGCGCCCGTGGAACAGTATGCACGGGTGGTCGGGACCGACGGACTGGACGGCCTACATCGACGGGGCCCTGTCGGGGGCGGAGGTGAAATGATCGGGTCACGGGTCGCGAGCGACGAGATACGAGATACGAGCGACGGGGCCCCGCCGCTGCCGCTGTTCGAGGCCGAGCGGGAGCTGCTCGAGCCGCACGAGCGGCCGGACATGGTGACGTGGGCCGAGGCCCATTACGTGCTGCCGCGCGAGACGGCCCAGGTGCACGGGCGCTGGAGCCGCGAGTACGTGCCGTTTTGGGTCGAGCCCATGCGCTGGTGGTCATCGGGGAGTTTGCGGCAGCTCAACGCCGCGGCCTGCACCCAGGCCGGCAAAACGGAGTTCGCCAATATCGCGCTGGGCTACGCCGCCGACGTGGATCCCGGTCCGTTTCTGATCGTCCTGCCGATCGAGGACGTGGCGAAAAAGCGGCTGGGCACGCGGATCCGCCCGATGTTCAAGAGCTGCCCGCGATTGATGGAGAAGATCGGCGGGGACGTGGCGAATTTCAACATCGGCAAGGAGACGATTCTGGATGACATGATCCTGTATATCGCCTGGGCCAATTCGGCCGTGACGCTCAGCGACATGCCGGTGCGCTACGTGGTCTTCGACGAGCCGACGAAATACCCGGCGGCGGTCGGCAGTGACACGGACCCGATTTCGCTGGGCAAGCGGAGGCAGCGGACGTTTTCGATCAATCGCAAGACGCTGGTGTGCTCCTCGCCAGTGCTCGAGGACGATCTATTCTGGCAGCAGTGGCTCTCGGGCGAGCCGTACGACTGGTGGGCGCTGTGCCCGCACTGCCGGCGGGCGCACGCGATGGCGTGGGAGTGCGTGACGTTGGATAAGGACGAGCGGGGCAAGCTGCTCGCACCCGCCGAGTACGAGCGCGGCGGTCGGGCGCGCTACGTCTGCCCGCACTGCAAACGGGCGTGGACGGAATACGAGCGGTGGGAGGCGGTGACGCGGGGACGGTGGGTGCCGGTCGGCGCTACCGTCGACGCCGCCGGGGAGATCGTCGGGGCGCGGCCGCCGGGCCCGAACCGCTCGCTGCGCATCTGGGCCGGGATGCTGCACCCGATTTTTCAGACCATCGACGGCCTGGCGGCCGAGTGGGCGGCGGCCCAGGAGGCCAAGCGTCAGGCCAACGTCAAACCGCTGCAGGACTTTTTGAATAACCAGCTCGCCGAGCCGTGGAAAGAAACGGCCAAGGAAACGAAGGTCGACGCGCTGCGGACGCATATCGGGCGGCATGAGACCGGCGTGGTGCCCGAGGGGTGCCTGTTTGTCACGCGCGGCCTCGACGTGCAGATCGACCACGTCTACGTGCTCGACGTGGGATGGGGCGATCTGAGCGAGGCGTGGGTGCTGTTCTATGCGCGCATCGACTGCGGCAACACCGAGAGACTCAGCAACTGGGGGCCGGTGGAGGAATATCTCACGAGCGGCTGGCCGCTGGCCGGCGACCCGACGACGCGGCGGCGTCACGCCCTGGCGTCGATCGACTGCGCCTACCGGACCGACGAGGTCGAGACGTTCGTGCGGCAGTGCCAGCGGCAGCAGGTGCCGATCGTGCCGGCCCGCGGCTCGGACCACGTGCGCAGCGGCATCACACGGCCGTTTCGCGACAGCCGGCGCAAGATCCTGCGTTACGATGTGAATGTGGACTATTTTAAGGGGATTTTGTGGTCGATGCTCTACGGCGACGTCGAGCCGGGGCCCGGCTATCTGCACCTGCCGAAAGACACGACCGACGAGCTGCTCCAGCACCTCGCCAGCGAGGAGGCCCGGGACATTCCGGTCAAGGGCCGCCGGCGGATCGTGTGGGTGAAAAAGGCCGGCCAGCCGAACCACTGGTGGGACTGCCTGGTCCACGCGCGGCACGCCGCCGAGCTGGTGGGCGTGCGTTGGCTGGATCCCCGGGCCACGCGGCGCCGCACGCCGGCCGGGCGCCCGACGCGTAAGAAGGCCGTGCGGACGAAATATTGACGAGCGAAAGGAGTCACCATGTCGAATAAGCAGATCAACCGCGGACGCAAGTACCGCCGCCGGCGCACGCGGAAAGTCATGCGCGGGTTGACGGCATTTCTGGCCAACCGCGAGCACTGGGTGCAAGCAGCACGGGCGGCCGAGAAGGCGGGCCGGGCAATGACAGACGTTGCTGACGCCGGCCGCCGCTTGGCGGAAAGGAGTGATTATGTCTGAGAAGCGCAAATGGATTTTCCCGACCACGCCCTGCCCGCGCTGTCACGGCTACAACACCGAGGCCACGCACACCGACAGCGGGCGGGGGATCCAGTACCGGCGGTGCCGGATGGCGGTCTGTCGCAAGCGATTTTCCGTGCGGGGTGAGCCGGTCGAGACACCCGCCCCGGCGGCCGAGAAAAAGCACGTGTGCCCGCACTGCGGGAAAAAATACGCGCGGCCCAACGGCCTGACGCGACATATCAACAGCAAACATGGAGGCCTGACCCATGAGCCAGGAACCGAAAACGGAAACGACGGAGAGCGCGACGCAACCCGAAACCCCGGCGATCGAGACGCCGAAACTCTGTGACGCCGAGCTGGTCCGGCTGCTCAACGCCGAGCCTGTGCTGTGCCTGCGGCTCAAGGAGGCGCTGCTCGGCGGGCGGTGGCTCGTAACGATCCACCGCAAGGTCAAGGACTCGCCCCCGGACGATCTGCAGTCGGCCGAGATCCACAAGGACTTTCCCGCCATCGATGCGCCCGAGGCGATGCAGGGGACCTGCCGGGCGATGCTGACGCAGGCTGGTGCGGAAATCCAGCGGAAACAGGGCAAGGTCCGCGATATCTCGGCATGGAGGTGACGGCGACGCGGGCGCCAAGG